GCTTCAATACCATTAGTTAATCTAACTCTTGCAACCTTTCTTAATGCAGAATTAGGCTTTTTAGGTGTAGTAGTGTATACACGGGTACACACACCCCTCTTTTGAGGACTGTTCTCCAGTCATTAGCCCATGGAGTGCCTTTTAATATTCGTTTAAGACTTGGGTGGGTGTTGGAGATTAGGAGCGTTGTTGGTGCTCCAATTCCTCCCTCTATTTTAAGACCCAAATTCTGCAAATAGTCATGAGCGATATTTTGTGTGATATCTGGCGAATGTTCCTTGCCTCTTACTATGTCGATCAAAACTCCTAACGAGGTGTCTGGTAAAGATGGAAGTTTTGCGGTTGTGGTAAGTAAGGTGTCGAATAACCTTTGATGATCGGCTGAGGCTCTTGATGGCTCCAGATGCTCTTCGAGCTGAAAAGCTTGAAAAAATTTCGCAGCCATTTCCTCAGTTGCTTCCTCGTCAGAAATTAATGAAAAAGCTCCAGCCAATAAAAAACCAAACTGATCGCCGAGACGTTGAGAGGAAAGTTGTTTGGAAGCTGCTATGGAAAAAGTTTCAACATTCTTTCTAATGGTTGGCAAAAGTTGAACAGATCGAGCCAACAAGCGGCGGCCCATTTCTGTGTTGACTTTTGCAAGTCTTGGTTTTAATTCTTTCCAGTGATCGGTTATATCTGTTGTTTCGTGTCCTTGTAATTGAAGCAAAGCAAACCGAGTTTTGTCTGACCCTTGCTTTAATGACGAGGTTATGGAAGATAAGAGGAAGGCCGAGCGAATCTGATACTCGTTGGACGCTCCGGATGAACTGCCTTTGAAAGTCTTGGCTCCGTCGGTTTCACTAGAACTCAAACGAGCGAGTTCTAAGATCCCCTGAATCCGATTCTCATCCGTGAAAGCGTTTGCGTTCTCGGCCTCATCTATGACAAGCGGAATCGCATCAGATTGTAAGTGTTGTCTCAGCCCTGCCTCTGTTGATGATCCTAAGGCAAAAGTAATAAAGCCACCTAGTAATGGTTTCACAAAGTCACTTAAAACAGTTGATTTTCCTGACCCAGCTCCACCGACTAGCCAAGCATGAGGACGCCACCTTAGAGCACCGCAAATTGGAGCAAGAACAATCCAACCGCATAAAAGAGCGGCTGAGGCGGGTTGCTCCCATCTCATGAGTTTTGCTGTATCAATTAAATATCTTGTTTCTTCAGTTGATAATGGTTGATCAGATGGACCAATTAATCTTGGACCTCTTTCATATATAAACTCACTTTTAAAACCGCCGACCTCAAATTTTTCTGAGCCTAAATAAATACGATCTCCAAGATGGCAAACAATTCTATCTCCATCAATCCAAAGACCTCGACCTCTAATTCTTGACGGATCATAAACACCTTGAGAATGACTTTTTTGGTAAAGGAAGTCTAAGGCGTCTGACCAGTCAATATTTATTTCACCTGTCTTTTGATTTGGCTTTGGAAAATGTCTAGTCCACCAATTTTTTGGGGCAATAGATAAAAGATGTCTTTCTGTATGTTTTGCGGCTGTTAATGCAATTACCTGTTTTTGTCCTCTAGGTAAATAAAAATAAGTTTCTTTGTGATAACCCAAACAAACAAAAACTTGGTCGTCAGCAATCACCTCCTCATTTTGAATGTTTGGAATATCTTTTCGGCCTCCAAGTAGTCTTTGGAAATTATGTCTCTTTTGTAGAGCTGCAACACAATTTTCTAATTTGTCATCACTAAGGCAAGGTCTAGGATTTTGTTTAATAGCTGATTGCCAAGTCCTTTTGGCTTCAATTTCAGAAAGAGGTGGAGAACATCTTAAAACGAAATCATCAAACAAATTACTGGGGCTTCCTTCTGTCCTTAACCCTTTATGGTTTGCCCATTCTGCAACGCCTAAAAGATCAACAGCTAAACGAAAAGCCGAGTCATTTCTCCCGCCCTCGGCAACTCCATCCTTTATCCAATCCCGATGTTCTCTACTTAGTAAAGCAGTTAAAGGGATGATCTCATCTTGATTTGATTTACTATTAGCGGGGTGCAGTTCGCTTTGGTGGGTGGCTGCATTGGTGCTTGCTGGAGACTCTTTGAGCATTGCATCAACTAGAGCTTGGGGAGCTGAGGCGATGTCAGTTTCCTCAGGCCCTAGCCCATCAATCCATTTATAAGAGCCCGTCATTGGGTGGTAGCCACAGCAAATCGATTGTGTTCCTGACCACCTCAATTCCAAATGCTCTTGTTTGTTATCGTCTCCCTTTTTTCCAGTTCCAAGTTTTGTTGTCTCAATATCTTTCCAGAATTTTTGATCAACTTTATAGAAAGCGGAATATCTTCCACGACGTCCTGATGTAACTTGAACAGTTTTTGGAAGTTCATCAAGATTGAATTTGTCTTTTAATAATTCAGAGGCACTTTCACCATCAACATCTACAACTAAAAGACCATTAGAAGGCTCCCCGCATAGGACACCAACGGCCTTGCATTTTGTAACAGGGCGGGACAATTCGATTTCAATATCTTCTTTAGTGAGTCTTTTTTTCTGCCAACTTTTCTGATAAGGGCCTTTGTTATCTCCAACAGGAACAAGTCGCCAATCGTCAGGAAGATTTTGGATGAGTTTACTTAGCATTTATCAAGCTCCTTAAATGTCTAATTTTTGCGACTACTTGTTCCGCATGTTTGAACGTCCATGAATAAAACCTGATGCGATGTTCTGCAAGTTTTTCAGGATTTTTCAGAAAGGAATCGAAACAATCTTTTGGAATGCGTCCTTGCCAATATTTGTGATATTGACGGAAAAGCTTCTCAGCCTCGGCTAAGGCTTGGTGTTGAGTGGGATTCATTTTTTCTTAGAGAATTATTTTTTGCCTAATAAGGCGAGAGCGTCAGTAATTGATTTTGCTATCCCTGCGATTCCTCCAGCTCCTCTGACTGCGTTGATGAATTTTGTTTGTTGGTCTGTTGCTTTGCCTTTGTCCTTTACCTCTATGGCCACAAATTGTGCAATGGATTTTCCGACGTCTGCACTTGAAATAGTAATCGTCTTCCAACCAATCAAATCTGAAGAACCGGGAGCCAATCCGAATTTAACAAGGCGACCGTTTTGGTCCATGAGGGCTCCAGTGTTATTTCTGAAAAGTCGAGTATCACCCTTTGAGCATCCGAGGCGGATCTGATTCTGTTTGAGCTGTTCATTGCTCCCACCTCTGGAATTTGCTTTTGAGTGCATTCCTTCTTTCTCTGGACTGATAAACGTGATATGCCCAGCCCTGAGAGTAGCCTCTTTCTTTTGCTATTTCAAACAGTTGCTTAAGCGTTCGAGCTTGACCAACCTCTGATCTTTTTTGTTTGCGTCGGTGTCTTTCCCGAGCTGCCATTTGTCTCATCTCTTCCTGATGAGCTGTTGGACTTAATTCAATTAGTTCTCCTTTTTCTTGTTTAATTAATTGATTAACTGAAAACTCATGTCCACATTCGGGGCAAATTTTTTCACTTGATTCAACAGTACAAAAACAAGTAGGACAACATTTCACAGAGAGCTTTTCTTTGGCCTCTCTTTTCTGTCTAACTTTTTTGCCATCTAATGACCAAAATCTTTTTGTAGTAGGGAGCCCATGCTCTTTTACGTTGCCAGCATGATCAAGAATAATTGCATTTTCTTTTCCTTCTACAGGTCGCAAACAACGCCCGACTTGTTGAAGATATAGGCTCAAACTTTTTGTTGGCCTGAGCATTAAACAGCCACCAACTGAGGGGATGTCTGTTCCTTCAGAGATGACCATGCAAGAACAAATTATCTGAACTTTTCCTGTTCCTAAATCCTCGATCATTTCCGCTCTTTCATTCTCTGGAGTTTTTGCATGAAGTATTTTTGATTTAATTCCAGATTGAATAAAAGCCTCATTGACTATTTCCGCATGTCTAACAGTGCAACAAAAAGCAATGGCAGTTTTTGGGTCTAAATATTTTTTGTAATGAGCAACAGCATCACCAATTAATTTTCTATCGGACATCGGCTTGTCAATTTCTTCGATGCGATAATCTCCAGCCCGAACCTTTAGGGCGTTTCGATCAATATTATTTGGAGGAACAAAAACTCTTGCCTTTGATAAATATCCAAGGTCTGTGAGTTGTTGAGTGTCTGGCCCTTCAACCATTTCTGAAAAAACATTTTTTAATCCTTTTCCGTCGAGCCGTTCAGGTGTTCCAGTACACCCCAAAATTTTTGCTGTATGAAAATGATTTAAGATTCTTTGCCATGCTCCGCTAGTCGCATGATGAGCCTCATCTACGACAATGAGATCAAAATGATTTTCTGGTAGCCGTTCAAGTCTTCGAGCTAATGTCATTACTGAACAAACTTGAATCAGATCATTAGAAATATTTTTCTGGCCAGCAATTATTGTTCCATGTTTTACATCAATCAATTTCAAGGCGTCGCATGTTTGGCGGACTAATTCTTGACGGTGAACAAGTATGGCTACTTTTTTATTTTTAGCCGCTGCGAGTTCTGTAATAGCAGAAAACACAACAGTCTTTCCGCCGCCAGTTGGCAAGACATAAAGCAAGGATCTATGGCCTTTTTGAAACGCTCTCCTGAGAGTCTCAAGGCCGTCCAATTGGTACTCACGCAAAGACAGACGCAAACGAATAAAGACATATCTGGGAACATACAAACGTAGGTTGACGAGGGTGTCAAGTACGTTATGTTCAAAACGTCAAAAGACGATTTTATGCCAATTCCATTCGACGACTATTTGGCGATCAAAGCGGTTAATTGTTCCTTTTTAAAAGATTTTGAAAGGAGCCCCGCTCATGCTTACGCTAAAAATCTAGACCCAAAAAGAGAGCCACCCTCTCCAGTAATGCAAGCCGCATTTGATTATGGAACAGGCGTCCATTGTTATTTGTTAGAAGGTGAAAAAACATATCAAGAGGACATTGTTGTTCGACCTGAATTTTCAAGAACAAAAGCTGACCAAGAAAAAAAGAAAGCTTTTGAAAAATCCGTTGGTAAAAATCAAACGGTAATATCTTCAACTCAAAATGAAGAAATTTTGGCTTGTTGCAATAGTGCTTTAAAAGTAAGCACTGTTGAAAAATTATGTAGACAATACGAGGGACAATCTGAGGAAACAATTCAATGGGTTGATGAAGTGACAAGGGTGGCATGTAAAGGCCGCCTTGATCGCCTTGTAACTATTGATGGAAGGCTTTGGATCATAGATGTAAAAACAACACAGGATGCTCGACCCGATGCTTTTCAAAGATCCATCAACAATTTCTTATACCACTGGCAAGCCGCTTTTTATCTCGATGGCCTCAGGGCTGCTGGCTACGGCGAGCCTCTTGGTTTTCTCTGGATCGTCATCGAAAAGAAAAAACCGTATGGAGTCAAAATCTATAAAGCCTCGGACGCATGCATCGCACATGGTCGGGATGGATACCGCTCAGCCCTTAGGAAATATCTTGAATGCTCAACGAAACCATTTGAAGACTGGCCAATCTACGAATCCGAGATTGAAGAAATTGACCTCCCTCGATGGGCTAAAACGACCCCCAGTGTGTGAACCATGAATCAAGAATCAAACATCGTTGAAGCTCCAACAATTCAAGAGACAAGCATTGCTGGAACCGATACCCCATTCCACCCAGAAAAATTTGATGACCTTTGGCGATGGGCCAAAGCGTTTTCAACTTCAAGTCTTGTTCCTCCCCATTTCAGGCAAAAGCCAGAGGATTGTTTTGTAGCCCTTCAAATGGCCTACTCCTTAAAAATAAATCCTCTTACATGTCTACAAAATATTTTTGTTATTCATGGCCGCCCCGGAATGAGTTCGAGTTTGGCAATTGCCTTGGCCAATGCGTCAGGTGCATTCGCTGGCCCTATTCGATACAGGATTGAGGGCACTGGAGCTAATCTATCAGTTACTGCTTACGCTCCAACTTATGACGGCGAAATTGTAGAGAACACCGTGACCATGGCTATGGCCATGAAAGAAGGATGGACAAAAAATTCAAAATATAAATCCATTCCTGAACAGATGCTCAGATTTAGAGCGGCTAAATGGTTGATCAATACAACATGCCCTCAAGTTTTATTTGGGTTAGACATAAGCCCGCCGGGGTCCAAGTCTGACGCCGCCCCTCCAGTGATGGTCGAAACTGCGGGGCCTTCAACTCATGTTGAAATTTCTCCTCTAACTTCTTTAAATGAATCTTTAAAAGATGACCTCCCCATTTCTGACAGCAACCGAGTTGGCGAGGCGTTGGAGGACTAATCTCCAATCGCTCCGAAATCAACGGTTTAAAAAACAGGGGCCGCCCTATACAAAAATCGGAAATCGTATCCTCTACAAAAGAGAGGATATTGAAACCTTTGAAATTCAAAATCAAACATCCACCAAATGAAATCAATTCCAACAATCCAAGCATTCGGCAGAGTAGTTGCAGAGCCGGAGGCTAGATATTTTGAAAACGGAAATTCTGTTTGCAAAATTGTTATCTACCTAAACCAAAAATCCAAAAAAGATGATCAAGGAAATTGGGTTGAGACTCCACCTTTAAAAGCTCGGGCGTCGGTCTGGGGTAAACAAATGGAGTCAGTTGTTAACACTGTCAAAAAAGGAGACGCCGTTTTTGTTTCTGGAAATCTTGAACAAGAATATTGGAACGACAAAAAGACAGGCGAATTAAGGACGGCTCTTGCCATTAACTCAGCGTCAGTTGTTGCAGTAGAAGCAAAAAAAGCTGGCCAAACTCCACCGCCTCCAGCTCAACAACCTCAAGCATCAGGAACAAATTGGCAATCTTCGCCAGTTGTTCCAAGTAACAGTGATATTCCTTTTTAAATAAAACACGCTAAAAATAGATAGGGCGTTGCACCGTCCTACTCCTCACACTTCATGGCCCCACCCCATAGGGGCCTCTCTTTTTACCCACCATGAAAAAAATTGTTCCAATCGTCTTGGCTGTTAATTCCGTTTTTCTTTTAGGAATTATTGGCGGCGGTTTTTTTGGTTATAGATATATTACTAATCCAAAAACTCAAGAAAAACTGATTAAAGAAATTGGTGAAAAAGTTTTGGGTGGAATCAATATTCCAAAGGTTCCATCATTTAGCGGTGGAGCAATAGTGCCTGATACTAAAGCGGGGCAAGCAGCGGGCCAAGGATCAACAATCCCGCCGATGGCCGTCCCTAGATTCTGATTGTTTCATTTCGTTAAGATTGACGGAATGCCCTAGACCTCAAGCATTACATATTTAATATGTGGAGGTCTTTCCAATTATTTTCATGGAATTAATCACATTGAAAGGTAAAAACGGAGCCGCTCTTAGAACAGCCGCACTCAGCAACCAAAAGACACTTGAACAAAGAGTGACCAATCTCGAAGAAGAAATGAGAACTCTTTTCTGGATCGTCTCTTTGCTATCAGTCTTTACCCTTCTCACCTAAATTAAACGCCCTCACTTGAGGGCTCTTTTTTTTTGTCTATTATTAAATGGGCTGGGATGGAAAGACGGCCCACCCCTTTGGCGAGGCAAAGCCGTCAGAGGGGCCAAAATTTTATGGTGAACTTATGGGATCTCTACAACCTCCTAGCCGTTTGAGTTGCTGGAATTATTTAATTGAGTCAGTTGATCGAGTAGTTGATGGAGATACTATTGACATCACAATCAATCTTGGATTTTCGCTTTGGACGAGGCAACGAGTCAGAATTGCTGGGGTGGACACGCCGGAAAAAAGGACAAGAGATCCAAAAGAAAAAGAACTTGGCATCGATGCGACCAATTGGCTAAAAAGAAAACTGGATGAAGCCAAGGCAGAAAAAAAACCTCTTTATGTGAGAACCGAATTGGGTAGAGGATCGACAGGAAAATATGGAAGGCTTATTGGTTGGCTTTATGTAAATGATTCACCGATTTCTATTAATGAGGAAATGATTGCTGAGGGTTACGCTTGGGAATATGACGGCGGAACTAAGAACAAGAATTTTGAAGAATTAAAATTTATAAGACGTCAAAAAGGAACTTTATAAATGGCCGAGGAACCGATAATCAAAGAGCCAATAATATTCCAGCCAAGTATTGTCGAGCCAAGAATTTCTGATCCTGTAATTTTAGAACCTCCAATAATCCTTCCAGATCCAATTTCAAGAGATCTTCCTTTTGGTCTTGATCCATTGGTGATTGAAATGCCCGGATGTGTTGAAGCTCGGGACTCATCCACAGGTCGGGGCTCGGATCATTTCTCGACAGACGAATCCTCAAATTTAGTTTTGTGTGATTATTCAATGCCAATATTTTCTCCGCTAGATGCGAGAGCGGCGGAAAAAGTTCAAGTTGTTGGAGAGGTCCAGAGGCCGAAACTTACCGAGAACGAGGGAACAAAAAAAAATCAAAATGTTACACCTCCACCAACAACAGCAATCCGACAAGACAATCCACCGCCTCCGCAAAATTGTCCTCCAATTTCAGCTCCGCCAATTGGGAGCATCGGAAAATATGGAAGGGGCAAAATAATTAATTATCGTTTAGATCTTTTCACTGGAGAATGTGTCACCGAATATGAGCCAATAAAAATTATTGAAACTATTGATCACTACACGCCGCCGCCAGCCCTTGTCTGTGGCGTCATGGTCACAGCTCTCTTTGGAGCCTCATCAGCTCTCTTGGCCGCTCCATTAACTGAGCTTATAAAAAAAAGGACCAAACCCCTACAGAAAAAAATTATCAAATTTGTTAAAAAGAAATTAGGCAAAAAAGATAAGCCACTTTCAAGAGGTGAAAAGATAAGAGCTCAAAGGGAAAAAAATAAAGTTAATCTTCTTTGGCGTTCACTTCTGAAGAAATAGTGTGAACATGATTTGGCAAAGTATTAGTGACCATAGTGTTCACAATTTCAACATCTTGACAAAGTAATTCATATTTACTTCCGGGCTTAAATCTTATATTGGCTTTAAATAATTCCCCGCATTTCTGAAGTCTTCCCATTTCTAAGGCAAGCCGCTTATCATTCAAATCTAATTCAATTAGTTCAACAATTTTGGCTGCCCCTTCCCTGCACTTTCTAACAGCTCGGCGGTCCAGATTAATATTCCAGCTCAGGCTGATTCCCGGCGAGATTGCCACATTCGATTTTTGATTTAGCTCTACTGTTTTATAACCAAGGATCGCACCGGGATTGTCTGGGGCTCCGTCTGGACCATCAACTTGGTTCCCATTATCGTCTGTAGTTATTAAACCTGTTAAATCTCTTTCATCATAAATTGGCTCTAATTTCACATCTTTATGAGGTGTCTGATAACTGAGGTTAGAGGTAACAAATGGCTGGATCACCAAAGTGTCAGACTGACATTGCAATTGTTGGGTACTGTAAAGATTTGTAAACTGTCTACTCGGTACGTTTTGTACGGCCATATTCGTCACACTGCCGGATGATGAAGCTGATGGCGAATTTGTCATGGAAACGCCGTTACTTAATGCGGGTGATTGAACGGCTAAAGAAAGAAATAATGTCGATAATATTTTTTTCATTGACTAAATATTGAAGTGGATTCAGTCAAACTTTTTGTGGTAGTTTCTCTTTCTATGTGAACATATTCAGCAAGGCCGGGTCCGATCAAACTTTCTGTGTATTGTGTCGGGGCTCCTATAACATGTTGCCCCATTGTTGGCTTACTATTTAAGTTTATATTTGTCCAAGTGCTAGAGATACCGTTGACGGTCTGGGTCTGAGTGTTCGCCGTTGTTGGTGTTAAAGATGACCCATTTAAAACTTTTAAATTGCTGCCGGACTGTGAAAAAGTATAGCCGGTATTATAGTGCCAACTTTGTATAATCTCCTTCTGAGTGCTTTCAGTTTCGGTCCTCGAAGAAACACTTCCGGCTCCGAAATTTGGGACCACCGGAACGGCCAAAGAGGGCAATGGAAATATTAAAAAAATGCCTGTGGCGATGATTAGGCGATTCATTCAAATTATTGGCCGATTTCGATAATCGAACTTATGCTCCCCGAAACCGTTGTCCCAGAGCCACCGGGAGTGAGTGAAATTGCACCCGCCTGAGTAAGGGCAACGGCCATCGAATTCTTATGGCCACCCGCCACGGTCACAGTGTCTCCAAGAGTTAACAAGGTTGCCGTTGCTCCTGTGGTACTTGATACGGCTACCCCTGTTTGAGCTGGCGTTGTATCTCCTTGAGTAAACGATTCTGTTAAGGAAGCTGAGCCGGTCCCACTGTGCGAAAAAGTATTAGTGCCATAAGTGGCAGCAACTCCGGTCAAAGATCCATCAGAGCTGGCTGGGGCCGTCAATCCACCAAGGGCTGAAATGGTCAATCCATCCGAACTGAAACTATAGGTAGACCCCACCCGCTTGGCGTGAGTGTAGGCAGCGTCTAAAGTTCCTGAGACAACTGTTTTGAGTTCATGCTTGTAGCCAGCCGCCGCTGGTAGGCATGACGACCCAGCCAACAGCAAACCAGCAACCGCTAATATTTTAAATTTCATTAAGTGGATGTTGCTTGCCTTTCTACTTTACCAATCTAGGTAATTTTTGCTATGTGCTCAGAGGTACGCTTTGCTTATCTGGGCCAAAAGGCCGAGGATCGCCAAGATCGCCGCCGAGATTGCCCCTGCTTGAAAGACTCTTTTTTCTAGTTGTCTTACTCGTTCTTCGAGGTCGTCGTTTCGTTCTTTAAGCCTAGAAACTCGCATATCTAAAACGACTATTCTTGTTTCCTGAGTTGCATCAAGGCTGAGGCTGCTGTCCGTCATCATTTAATTTTTTTGGTGGCTCTTCTGTTTTATCGGTGTCTAAAAGAATTACACCGTCAGGCGTTACAAATTGAATTGGAACTTTGAACTTTACAACGTGACCATCTGCGGTTCCTCCATTGCCTCCATTGCCTCCATTGCCTTCAACTTTTTCTTTATTTTGTTGCTCTACTTTGTAGGTTCCATCGTCTCTTTTTTTTGCTGATTTCTCTAATCCAAAACTACTTAATGCGGACGCCAAAAGACTGGCTGGAAAAGTGATGTCCTGTTTTTCTCCTGACGAGATCCCCGGAATTTTTGGGAGGTAGTTTAATGTAACCAGACTTCCGCTCCAGACCACTATGAGCAGCCGGACAAAAATTGATATGAAGTTACTTAGCATATCAAATTCATCCTCGTCTACATGCACTTTCTCTTTCATCTTTTGAAATAAATTCTTCTTTTTTTCTTCTGTTTCTTTTGGTGTTTCGTTGGTGGGTTCCATTTTAAAATTTGGTAATGATTAATAAAAATCTACTCCAAACCGAGATGGTATGGAAAATAGACCGCTTAAAGCTCAATGCTCTTATTGAGATTCATTTCGGCGAGCAAGTCAGCCCCACAGAGGTCAACTCTGTCATGAACGAGATCGAGAGCAATGCAAGCTGGGTAGGAAAGTTGGACCCTGTTCGCCAGACAGTATTGATTGACTTGGCGATTCATCAAGGGTTTGATTTGTTTCTCAACATCGAAATTGTTGAGGCGTTCAGGAATCATAAATTTGAAGATCTAGCTGCTTTTATTTTAATGGAGTCATCAAGTGATAGAGCATACAGGTTGGCAGAGATGGCCTTAACAGGTGCTTATTGTTTAGAAATTCGATAGTCTGTAAAAGTAGCCAACAATTTCTCATGGAGAATCTATGGCTTAATTTGGACATTCCGCCTGAGAGCCAATTCCGTCTGGAGCTAATGCAAAGGACAATCAGAGGACCTTTCACACCCGCCGAACTAACTGAACAGTTTGACGAGTGCTTGGCTCATCTTGTCCACAAGGAATGGTATTTAAAGCAGTGCATAAAATATATTGCTGAACTTGAGGGACAACAGCGGGCGGGCTATCCATTCGACGGCCTCTCTGATGCCCCTATAAAGCGTTAGTCAACGTAATGGATATATCCAAGGACAATTAATTTTTCACCGCCTCCTGATTCCTCCGCTCGCATCCATGGCCAGCTAGAAGGGTAAACAACACACCCAGACTCTTGAGGTTCAATTTTTTGCTGGAATTTTACAAATACAGTTTCCCCTCTTGTCTCAGGTTTATTGATATAAAACACAAAAGACAAGATCCTCCGAGATGTTCCGAGATCTTTTACATCCACATCAGGGAGTGTGAAATTCTCCCCTGTATATTTCCGCATTTTTAATTCTTCTATTCCGTGAGCCTCGGGAAACATTTCCTTATAAAGTTGATTATTTTCCACATAGCGAACAAACAATTGCTGCTGTAAGGCTGCTAATTGCTCCGCTATGCGTGGGTGTAACGTGGTCACGTTCCATTCGTCGAAAGATTCATTTGATGAATCAGGCGGCGTTGTAGCTAATTTTTTGAGGCTTGAAATTTGTTCTTCATTTAGAACTTTTTCAAATGGAGTAATTAAAAAATTTTGCATGATTAAGAACAAAGAATCCAGTTGTCATTTTTCCAAAGATGAGGGCGGAAGCGTTCGAGCCGATCATCAGGGGACCATGGCCGACCTCTAGGAATTGGCATCCCTAGCCAACCAATAGCGGTTCTGTTGGGAGCCTCTCTTGGCGTCTCAGCGGATAGTTGAGTCATGTCTTTCCTTTCATCCAGACCGACTAAAACAAGCCCGCCGTGAGGTGCGTTCTCTATCTGTGAAGGTGAAAAGAATCTGTCCTGATTTCCAGCTAAAGAAATAAATTCAGCGGCGTCATCTGGAAGTATGCAAAAGCTCCCAGTAATAGGAAGACGCACCGAGACGGTAATTCCTTTTAAAGATTGAGGCTTTGCAAATTCTCTGAGGATTAACCGCACTCGGTCCCTTGTTTGGCGTTTAGAAAAAAATTCCATGAATCAAAATTTTTGGCATTGGATAGGAGAATGAGAGCAACTCTCAACAGCGTTCATTTCATCAGGTCCATTAAGGAGGGCCGCTCCGCCGATTGTGAGGACTGCGATAATGAGAGGAAAAAGTTTCATTTGCTTTTAGGCTTGGTGGGTATGTATTAAATATATATACGGAAAGCTTAGAAGTCAAGGCATTCCAAAATTATTCACATTAGGCAACCATGGAAAATTCCTACGAATTCGGTACAAAGGGATGGCTCAGGGAAAATGAACGCCGCCAAAAGCTTATGGACATTTGGTATATCGAATGCGGGCGGCACTTAAAAGACTCTGAGGGAAATCCCACCCACCCTCAACATGCGACGTTTACAGGATTGGCAAAAGAAGCGAATTGCAAACTCTCTCAGAATCTCCATGGAGGAACTAGAGAGACGGATTGTTCTACAGGAAATAATTAACACAGTTGGATATGACCCCGAGACTGTGAAAGAGGCTCAGAGGCAATGGATACGGCTTCAAATGCGTTCAAACAATCGCTCCATATAAACAGGGTTGGCCCAGAATTCGGCCTCCCCTGAACCGCCCCTGATTCTTACCATTCGATAAAGAATCCAGCCTGTCGTGTCTGATTGTTCAACACATCGCCAAGTCGTCTTGTCGGTCTTGTGGGTGAATGTTTGGCCGATGTATTCAGAAAACATTGGCTTGTCCTCCCAAAAAAGAGTCATTATTAATTCGCTCCAAAGTGATTGATATTTCTTTTTTTAAATAAGGGATTCTTTCATTTTCTTTTTCTGGGAGCATTATAAAAATATCTCTTTTTGCAATTTGGCAAAGATAGTTAAGGATGAATTCCAGATGCTCTTGTGTGGTTGCCTGAGGGTTGATATACATTTTTTTGGTGGGTTAGGTGGGTAAAGAAAAAACCGCTGTTTAAGCAGCGGTTGAGAATGTGCCGTTTTCATATCCAACGATGTTGAATAGAACCTTGCCTCTAGGCTTGCGGCAAGTGAAGACGACTCTTTCATTTCCTTTGTGTGTGTAAGGCTTAGCAGAGAGAACTGTGTATGTGTAGCCTTTTGCACATTTGATTGTTTGGAGTGAAGTTGATGGAGTCATTTGTGTTTCCTTTGGTATGTATTAAATATATATCGGGAATGCCTAAGTTGGCAAGCTTTACACATTTAATTAACATTCTGTTGTAAAGCAAAAAAAAAAGAGCCTTGCGGCTCTTAGTCGTATGTGTCAAAACTTACTGGCTGGCCTGTCCAAGGTTCAATAGAACCTCTGTAACTCATGTAAGCGGTTTGACCATGTAGCTCATCATTTTGAATCTTCAATCTGAACTCTTGTCCTCTTTTTTCGGTTTTTAAATCAGGAAGTTTTGTCCCTGCCTGACCATAACCATCATGAGAATGAACAATGCTTGGAACTTTTTTGAACCATACAGTTTTTGCTGTTGTGCGTGTTACCTCATAAAAATCAACAAGAGTTTGAGTTGCTCCCCATTGCATTTGGCAGATCAAACCTTTTGTGAAAGTTTGAGTTTTAGTTGCTGGAGTTGAAGTCATTTTTAAAGCCTTGGTGGATTACTTTTTTAATATAAAAGCGGAACGCCTAAAAGTCAAGGCATTCCGCATTTATTTACATTGTGTTGTAATTACTTTTTTTTAGGCTCATAAAGCGGGACTTCATAATCGAAGTCACATTCTTTAAAATCAACTTTTGGCTGTTTGCTCAAAAGTTTTTCATAAAAAGGAATTAAATCTCGACGGCTTGGGAGGTTGCATCCAACCAACTCAATTAATTCCATCAATTCGTTTTCGTTAACTTCAAGGCGAAATTTGTTCATGATTTTTTGGTGGGTAAAAAGAAAAAATCTCTGAGCTTTAAACTTGCTCAGAGATAACTTGACGGATTGCTTTTTTAACTGTTGCTCTTTTGTAAGAGTCAAGAGCTTGAATTAAGCAGTCTTCACCGTGGAAGACTTTCCCGAAAGGTAGGTTGCGTCCGCCAACTGTTTTTGTTGAAACGGTGCAATGTGGAAAGCGACCTGAATTAACAACAACACAGAGATTTTGTTTTGCTGAGATCTGGATTGTGTATCCAGTGATTGTTTCAGATGCGTTTGAGATTTCCATTTGAAGTTCCTTTGGTATGTTTTAAATATAAACCCGAATTGCCCGAAAGTAAAGGCATTACATATTTAATTAATAATTAGTAACAAACAAAAAAAAAGAGGTGGTTAACCTCTTTTGCTTTTTCTGTAGTTAGAAACAAAACCTTTTGTTTCTAATGCGGTCAATGGAGCAACATGATCTGGGTTTCTGTGATCAATGAGTTTTAAGTATTCCTCAACGGTGAAATTCTTTACAAGGAAATTAATCCAAGTTTTGTAATTTTTGCGGCCATACTTAAAGCGAGCAATAAAGTCTCTGTTGTCTCCATAGGTCAGATACATTCCATCCCATACAAATTTTTCTTTCTGAAAGGAATGCTGAGCGATTACAAGTGTCATGAGCCTTTGGTGAGTGACTCCTTTAATATAAACACGGAAAGCCTAAAAGCAAAAGCTTTTCATATTTAATTAACAATTAGTTATAAAGGTCTTCATCTTCACAGTCTCCCATGAGCCAATGGTCATCTCTTACATACTGATAGTCCTCTTTTTCTTCTTTGTTTTTTTCTTTGTCGAGCTCTTTGTCCATTTCGGCATGACCTTTTTATCTCTGTCTACATCATGCCATTAAAAAAGCCTCCTGATTAGGGAGGCTTTCTCACTCTGGAAGTGCCGATGCGTTGCGGTCCTGAAGTAGTAGGAAACGTCTTTTTGAACCCTCAAAAAGAATAAAAGAGGGGATTTGATCGCAGCTCATATCCCTGAAAGGCTGACACTTATCTTGTCCAGTGCAGAGGAATCACGCCCGATATGTGACTTAAGGCTCCCTTAATATAAACACGGAATGCCTAGAATGAAACAGCATTACAGTATTCTTAACAAATTGAAACAATTAATCATCTTCCTCTGGAGGTTCAAAAATTGTTTGGTCAAAAATTGATTTGAAAATTTGTTGATCTGTCTTGCTTATGCGTCCCTCAAGAAAGGCGAATGCTTGTTCCTGATGTGGGTCGCCAGTGTAACTTTTCAATGCTTCCTGTAAGAAAGTCATCGCTAGACCTCCCGATTGTTGTTTGTTTTGTCGTCTCAAAATTGCTTTTTCTAAAGTCGCCTAAAAGTTGCATGGCTAAGGGAAGAATTACTGAACAAGCAATTGCAATCCCAACGGCTTTAGATACGCTCTTTTCTAGCTCAGATATGCGTCCAAATGCAACGCCTAGATCATCGCTTTTTGAATTAATCACAGAATGCAAGGAATCAACTTTCCCCTCCAATACCCCAATGGCCCGATAAATATCGGACTGACTAACTGTGTCGGGATCTCTTCGGTTCATCTATCCTCCACCGTCCGAGCTTTCTTTTTCAGATACTGCGGGAGCTTTCTCGGAACAGTTCACCTGTGTTGTATATCCCGCCGCACTTAGTTTATGTGATACAGACCTAATTGGTAATTGTTTTCCATTGATCGGTGTACGGAATCCCGAGAATGAAACCTGACCCTCTGCAAAAATTGTTGGATCTCCAGTCGCCAATGTGAAATCTACAGATAACTTCCCTTGAGTCATTTCCTTTAATTTTGAAGTTGCCGCTTCTTTTGCCTCCGCTCTAGTAGGAAACAATTTTTTTTCTTTGTAGCTTTGCCCTGTTGTTGAATCATTAGCTACGACCAACCATTCTTCTAATCCTGTTTCATGGTTCATCCACTTGGCTTGGACCTCTTTGTAGTCACTTCGCTCTGTCAAAGTGGCTTTCCAATCTTTTGTGTCTGTAGCCAAAACTTTTAAAACTGGCTTAGTTGCTCCAGACGCTGTTGCTTCAGAATCTTTCTCATGAAAAAGCAATTTATCATTTGCGGGTTTTGCGACCGCTGAATATTCCTTGGCTAAGCGGGTGAGGAAATGGGCGTCAGACTCTTCAACTTGGTCTATGTGTGTTATCAGGTCAGACGCAAATTTTGAATCTACTAAGGGCGTTAATCCGTGACGAGCTGCAATTGTCTCCACGATCTCTTTGACATTTGTTTCATCAAAAGAAAAAGTATGAGGTGATTTATAACCGGGAGCTGTTTCGCTTGCCTTTGCTCGGATCGTCATTGTTTTGGCGTTGCCTTTTAAACCGATTTCATCAATGACGTACGTGCCCATATATTCAGGGCTACCCCAACCAAGCCACACTTTCAAAATTCCTTTAGCTGGAGGGATAGGACATTCATAATCTCGGTCATCCAATTGCAAATCCATTGTGTCGGATTTCATCCCAGCCTCATCTTTTAAATTCAAACTCAAAAGACGATCTCTCAGTTTGTCTGTTATATCGGAATCATTGCAAGTAATTTTCCAAACAGGTTTCATCTATCAACCTCCACAAAAAACATCTGGACTGCCGGCAGCTACAGATGTACAAGTCGGGTCCCCGACCCGGCCAGCCTGTTTGCCATTTACATAAACACTAGAGGACCCCGAGGAAATAGGAGCTGCATGACCGGGGCAAATAGGAGCGGGCAGCAAATGGCCTGTGTTGTTGTCTCCCTGCCTTGACCATCCAATGCCATTCACAAAGACGTCGCCGCTTCCCTGAGCCCTCGTCATCCCCGAGCAATGAGGAACATCTGCATCCCCGATTCTAGTTACGGCTGGCATGATTTTTTTCTATCTCCATTAGTTCTTTGAATTTATCGTGCATCTTTCCTAGATGTTCATGGTCTTCATCTGTATGAGGTGGAGGTGGGCATATTGGAGCGAATTTGATTAAGTGTTCAAAATCGTCTGGGATGTCTTTTGTGTTTGTAAACGTGAGAATTTGATTGTCAATTCTGACTGCAAAATCGCCGTCATAATGTGTTCCATTTATGACCATAATTTCACCGCCGCTGGCGTCTCTGGAGCTTCACTTGGCAACTCTGGAAGAATGATTGTTTGCCCCTCTGGAATCAATGGAAGATATTTAGCCAACTCTCTATTGGCATCTAGCACCGATTCAACTGTTCCCCTCGTTTTCCCATAAAACTGGAAACAAATAGCGTCCAATTCGTCGTCTTGTTTTGTGATGTATTTAAAACTACTCATGCTATAGCCGTTGTAGACAATACAATTGGAGTTCCAGAATACCCAGCGGCGGAACCCTCAACAGTTTCTGATCCATATTTTACTAGAGATAAATCAAAAGTCTGTTTCCTTGCAATTCCATTTTTATGAAAAACAGTCCCTGTTTCTTTTACTGATTTAATACAATATTTCCCAAATAAATTTCCGAGTCCATCTACATAAGTCAACGGCTCTCCTTTTTCGGCTGATGCTCTCATTGCGTCAAGCTGTCCGATTCCACCCTTAAAGCTTGGATAGATTGTCCCTTTTAAACTTATTGTTTCTGTTCCTTTGCCCATGTATTGCTGAGCGGGTTCTCTCCCTAATCTCTCTTGTTGTTTCCAACGATAATCAACCGACCTTGAATAATCGTCAAAGGCCGCCGTATTTACTTCAAATCTATATGAGCCGAGAGTTGATAATGTCATTAATCATTTAGGAAAGAACGAGCCCCAGCCTGAGCCTCTTCAACAATGTCATTAAACACCGTTCTAACTTGCTCCGCTATGGCCTGAGCGTCACCGCTAGACCCATTGATGTTAAATGTTGCCGTGATATTTTGCCCGCCCATTGACGCCCCAGCGGTTGCCAAAGCGGGCTGAGGTTGAGCCGCTGGAATTAATCCATCCAAGGAAACTGGAGCTGGAACATTAGTTGGATTAAGTAAACCGCCAAGATTTAAAAAACTTGGTTCTGGAGCTGGAGCTTTTTGATTTTGTTCTGTACTTCCTAAGGCTGGAGCTGGAGCCCCTTGAGGTGTGGCCGCTTGCCCCTGAGCCGAGCCCTGAGGGTTAGGCAATAGGAAATTAGAGATAGCCCCAGCAATCCCGCCAAGAGCTTGCCTCACGCCTCCGAGGATGTCTCCATCTTTTGCAAGTTGAATTCCTTTCCCTAATGTATCCATCATCATTTTTCCGCTTGCGGTTAGATCAGCCAATGGGCCTTCTTTAGCGTCACTAAATGGAAGCATATTTCGGATTTTTCCAAACACCCCAGTAACTGCATTCCATAGCCCTTGGGCAGCCGATAAAATACCCTCTTTAATTGCATTAACAAAATCGGCTCCAGCCTGTAACGCATTAGAGCCAAGATTGGAGAACCAAGAGCCAATGGTTGATGTGAAATTAGAAAGTGCCTGAGCCGCTCCAGTAAGGCCCCTCATTAGGCCATCTCTTATTGGCTGCCCTAGATTCCATAGCCAAGATAATCCGGGCATTACAACGCCTTTGAGAACTGCCCCCATTCCTCTCAATGGAGCGGTCGCAATATTTACAATTCCGCTTCCGATTCCCTTTAATGCTCCACCAATAAGATTTGGAATTGCTTTGAAAGCTGGAACAATTACCTTTCCTAAAAGAGCTTTTAATCCTCTGAATGGGGCAAGGATAATATTTAAAATTAAAGTTCCTAGACCTTTTAATAAACCTGTCAAAAGATTTCCAACGCCGCTGATCAACTTTGGAATTCCATTTTTTAATCCATTCCAGAGTGGAAGGATGACCGCCTTGTGTATCCAGCCAAGGCCAAATATATTAACTACCAATTTATAAAGAAGATACAAACTCCCTTTGACTAAATTGAAAACTAATTTGAAAAGATTTTGAATTCCCCAAATAACGGTTTTAATAATTGTTCCGACTATTTGGAAAGGTAGAAGAATTATAAATTTGGCAATCCTTAAAACAGCACCAAGAATATTTCCAAAGAATCCTTGGAAGCCTTTCCATAAATTTGATAAAGCTGTATCAATTAATTTTGTGTTCCCTGTAACTAGACCGCCGATGAGCTGGAAAAATCCTTTAACCATATTCCACGCCCCTCGAAAAATTCCAAAAATTGAATTGAATATCTGAGTTATTCCATTTCTAAACCAGTCACATTTTTTCCATAGCAATACGACCCCAGCAACAACAGCGGCGATTCCAGCAATTGCCAAACCAATTGGGCCTGTAGCAGCGGCCCACATAGCTGTAAATTTGACAGATGAAATACTTGCCCACAAAGAAGCAAGCTTCATATTGCCAACCATTGTTCCCAGACCCGCATTCCATAATCCGACGGAATAGAAAATGAAAGGAAGGGCAGCGGTTAAAGCGGCAAAAGCTCCACTCAATAAAAAGACTGCCTCACCAAGACCGGGGATTTTTTCAAATAACCAAGCAACACCACCAACAACTTTTGCAAGTCCATCCGTTAATTTCGTCAGGATTCCTGTTAAGTCTCCGCCCATGGAATGCTGTAAACCTTCCCACGCCGATTGGAGCCTTTTAAAAGCACCCGCCAAGTTATCGTTCATCTTCTTAGCAGTCTTTGAAGCGTGACCTTCGCTATCTGCTAATAACTCAATTTGTTTTTGAAGTTCTCCAGTTGCTGCCTTTTCTTGGAGAATCATTCCAGTCGTCGCCGCTCGCATTCCGAACAGATCTTTTTGCATTGCGATTGCGGCCTGACCAGTAATGTTTTGATCACGCATGGCTTTATCTATTTCTGCCAATAGATCGGCCATTGGTTTCATTTGACCGTTGGCATCTTTTACAGAAACACCCAACTCATTCAACGCACCGTCCGCCTGTCCTGATGCCATTCGGAGCATCATGGCCCTTAAGTGAGTTCCAGCCTCTGAGCCTTGAACGCCAGCATTTCCGAGAATATCAAGTGAAGCGGCTAACGATTCAATTGATTGACCAGCATTTTTAAATGGTGGTCCTGCTTTTGCGAAAGCCTCTCCCAACATTGTCACGTCTACGTTACCTGAGACGGATGCCTTACTTAAGAGGTCTACAACTTTTGAAGTTTCAGAGGCTTGCATACCAAAGCCACCCAAAACATTCGAGGCAATATCCGCCGCCTCGGCCAGTTCCATTTTTCCAACTGTGGCCAGATCTAAAAGACCGGGTGTTGCGTCCAATATTTGATTCGTTTTATATCCAGCCTGAGCGAGGAACTCCATCGCAGCGGCTGATTCCTGAGCGGTGTATTTCGTTGTACGTCCTAATTCTTTAGCAAGGTTGGTGAGGCTTGCTTGTTGTGCCGCTGTAGAATCTCCGACCTTCGCAAACACGGCGTCCATGGTTTGCTCGAAACCAGCCACCACTTTCATGGTGTCAACCATGGCCAAGCCAATACCTGTGGAAGCAACAGCCGCCGCTCTCCAAGCGGGGTTGTTAACCACATTCATCATCCCCTGCTGACCCGCTGCAAAGCCGTCGTTGAGGTTTCTGCTGACCGTTGTGCTCATGCCTCGAACTGAGGCATTAGCTTGTTTTATTGATTTATTGAGGGACCCGAGGACTTGCCCACCAATCTTCAAAATTATGTGGGATTGCCCCTTGGCCATTTACTTCCTCCGAAATGCTTTTTTGGTTTCTTTGGCGACCTCGGCTTCTAGTTTCTGAGCGGCCTTAAGCCATTCATAAATTTCAGTCACTGTTTCATCGAGGATTTCGCTAAGGCCCCATCCTGTTAATTTTGACAGGATCAGGACGGCTCTTCTGAACTCTCCGATTTCTGGCCGCCCGACTGGGTAAAAGTTGCGATCATCTCACTTAGTCGAGTTAGATCTGAGACGTCTAATTCATCCAAAGTTTCTGGACCACACTCGCAAAGGTTTTGCAACATGGTCTTAGTTCTTTGAGCTTCCGACACGCCCTTGGCTTCCTGTTCTTGCATAGCGAACAAGTCCCGACCTTTAGGCCGACGCACCGTTAAATAGCTAACAGTGGCCCCAGCAATTGTGATTGGATAATCGAGGTCAACATGGACGGTGGGAGACTTACCCGCCGTTGTTGTTTTCTTGGTGGTCATGTTTGGTGGGTTTTAGTTTTAGATACCGAGAGCGGTTCTCATAGATGCGAGCTGATCAGTACCGCCGATTAAGCGAGTCATGTTCTCTATGTCAATTTCGATGAGATTTGTTCCACCGATTTCAACTCGATAATATGAAACACCCATTGTGAAATTGCACTCTGTCAATTCTCCAGACTGGAAAGATCCCATGTCTAGTTCCTTGATGCAACCTCTGAGGTTGATAACAATCGCCACAGCATCTTCACCGGGTCGCTGCATTGCTCCCCTAGCGGTCAACTGAACGGCGTTTGTATCTTGAAGGCCCCATTGCTGTATGAGTGCCTCGTTGTATTCAGAAACAGTGAACTCGGCCTCCATGGCCTCGGAGCCCATGTCGATGTAATAAGGGGCATCCATTCCGCCGGCTCTGTACTCCTCAGATTTAGTTGAGAGAGTAGGAGGTGTTAACTCAGTAACCCTCCCCGCATACCCGACACCATCGACGGATAATTGAAAGTTTTTTAAAGTTCTTGGAAGCATGAATTAATCCTCAATCAAATAGGGCTGATGTGATGTAGCCATTAGTTAATTGACTACGGAAAGTAACTCTCTCGGCTGGATAGCAAGGAGTGAAATCAAAATCAAAAGTGACCTTGCCCGCTGCAATATCGGCTGGAGTGTTTTGCTCAGGATCAACCCAACACTTACCTCCAAGAATTGCTCCCTTAGCAATGAGCGTTCTTAGATACGCATCAACTCCCTCTTTTACATCTTGAAGATAGGTTCTATTAATACATCTATCAACAGCCCACAGATGGGCCTCAAGAATAGATTGGTTGATCATGTCAGCGGTTCTCCTTACAGAAAGGAAAGCCCACTTAGAATCATTTGAAGTGGATCTATTACCCCAAAGTCTGTATCCATCTTGACGGATTATGACTCCAACTTTATTTTCGTTCAATAAATTCGCTGCACTTGTCGAGGAACCAAGTTGGAAAGGAACAGTCCTAGCAACTCCAGAAATTCCTGAAAGAGTTTGATTGGAAGGACTCCACCAAAAACCTTTCTCCTCGTCAGTCTTAGCAATCAAGCCAGCAACTCTGGAAGACGCTGGAAGATTTACATAAGTGCTAGACGCTGTGTCGTAAACCCTAACGTGTGGATCAATTACATAAATCCTTGGGTTTGAATGCAAGGCTGCATAAGCCTGAGCAGCGGCGTCTGTAGTGTTTGGACCGTCCGCAATAATAACGGCGGCCAATTGATCAGCGATTCCTTCGAGCTCAGCCACTACAGGATTTTTCAAAGTTCCTGTGTTTGCTGTAGCTGCTGCTGATGATCCACCACCACCTGAGAATGAAACTGTAGGAGCTGATGAATATCCATTACCTCCATCGGTAACAGTTACAGCGGTAACAACTCCAGAGGCATTAACTGTTGCTGTTGCTGTTGCACCGTTTCCGCCGCCGCCTGAGATTGAAACGCTAGGAGCTGATGTATAACCAGAGCCCGGAGTCGTGACGTTAATTGAAGTTATTCCGTCTGTTACTTGGCTTGATGTAAAGCCGGGAGCAATAAGAATTTTTGGATCAAATCCAACTTCCATTTTTGCTGCTAGAAGTGCATGGCATCCTGTGTATCCAGTAGACGAGCCGATGACATTGCTCAAAACCTGAGCGTCTGTTCCTGTGCTATCAACACGGATTACGACTACAACAGCCCCAGCGGAATCAAATATCCCGTCCATTGCGGCGGGTAGTGTTCCAGTAGTTCCAAGCTTGCCAGCCTTAGTTCTGTCCCCTGCAACTAGTACAGGTGTATCAAGCGGGAAAATTGTTGCGTCGGCGGTTGGAGCTGTTCCGACTAAGCCAATGACCCCAGAGCGAACTGTTTTTATGGGTCTTAAGCCTGTGTCGATCTCCAACACCTCGACGCCATGAAGAAATGATGTGCTCATAGTGCGAGTTGAAAATTACCTCGATGTTGACATGTTATCGAGACACGGCGTTAAAAGAAACAGCCGCTGTTGTCTTTCCTATTGTATCCGCAATTCGGGAGGACTAGGAAAAACCATATTAAAAGAC